TTCTTCCATGACGGGCGTTATAATTTCAATTGCTGATTGAACCACTGTCGAAGAGAAGTCGTGCCCCTCCATTTTCGTATCTCAATATGTTATAATTGATCGCGTAAACTCTAAGCTCCCTTTCGTCGACCTTTCCATTTAAAAGTAATTTTAGTCGTTGTTCTTTAACCAATGATAAATTGCGTTGTCCAGTTGGATACCATTTTTCGGGTTCAAGTGCAAAACTATATGAATAGAAACGCCTAAACAGTTGTGTTCTAGAATGGTGTATACCACTCTGAACTGCGCGGAGTGCTATAACGTTTCCTGTGATATCATTAATAGGCTCTTCATCGTTTAAGGACAATGTGAGTCCTTTCAAATTTTCGTAATTAATGTACTCAAGTTTACCGTTTATCTGTATGGTCTGCATCGTATGATCATAATCAAATATCGTAGAACTATTACGTTTTATGACAAAGTACAACTCCTTTACCGGATTTGCAAATTCTGTTTTAAATGTGAGTTCTTGCGTTTCCAAACTCGTTGAATCTGGGATTGCAAAATTTTCGTTCTGTACTTGTGTGATGATATGATCTCGTTTAAGTGTACGTAACTTAATACGTTCCTCGTCACCGAGTGCGACGAGTTCGGTTTCGAGTGCGATGGAATTTATATGAGGTTCATAAAGGGTTGCTCTATCTATTATATTGATTGTTCCACCCATTCCTGTATGGACCGCGCAATAATAATATAATGTAGACGGTGTGTTGTCGTCGACGGTTATCGTACTGCGATCGGACAGATAATCCGTGCCAACAGCATATGCGGGCCCTTCCAAACTCTCCGAAAATCTAAGGGGGTGGGTTGCATTTGAAATATCAGTCCGATCGAACGTGTACGTAAATCCCCTTTGTAATGTAAGCGTAGGTTTTATAGCACTGCCTATATAAAAGGCGCCATAACTTGCAGTCACAGCGAAACTTAAATCCGGTACATTTACAGTTGTTGGTAGTCCTAAAATGCAGTCCTGACGTTCATTAAGTTTGATTTCAAAATGACATTCCTGTTGCTGTATAGCACATAAAGGTATGGCGAGTTCTGGATTCCGGTAAAAGTAAAATGGAATGTCTACGATACATCGCCGCGTAGTCGTCGCATCACCCAGATACTCTTTTATCGTCGAATTGTTTACCTGAGTTCCAGAGTAATCGAGTGGGAATTTACCAATTAATTTTGACAAGTTCATCTGTTTCGTCTGCGTGACATAATTTTCGGAATAAATCTGTAGATAATCAGACGGTATACGTTGAATATGTTCACCCCCTATGAACATGTCCACATGCTGAATAAGGGCGTGACCTATAGATTCTATGTATTTATAGTGATTCGCACCGTCGTAAAGTGCTGGCAATTCAAAATACACTCGCACAGATGTCATCAGATCACCAACATCCCTTGGTATTGTACACTTTAACGTTGAACCGTATGTACATTCACCGTGTAGATCGTGTTTGACATTATATACAGAAAATTTGGTATGTTTCCTGAATCTTTTTATAAAATGTGAATAGTCGGGGTTGTCGGTAAAATAAGCATCGTGTACCCCCTTCGTAGCGAGCTGAACACGTCCCGCCATTTCTATTATTAGTCTTTAAAATTTTAAACCCGCTAATCCACTCTCTATGTGTAATATGTTGTAATTCACTGCGTATATATCGACATCTATTCTATTCGTAGACGATGTTTCGTCTAATTCGATCTCAATTTTTTTATGTGAAATACGACTCATGTTTACCTGCCCTGTGGGGTAATATTCCTCAGGTTTAAGAGCGAACGAATACATGTAAAATATATAGGCTGGATCGGGGTATGAAGTATATTTATTCAACGATTCTTGATACGATAGAAATAAACCGTCACGATCTATCATAGTTTCACCGTTACATTTTAGTACGACTCGTTTTATCTTTCTATGATCGGACCTCTTTGACGTATATCGTGTTGATAAACTCTCATCAACGTGTGTTACGTCTTTAAGTGTTACCGTCTGTTCCGGGGCGTATTTTTCTTTAGCTATAAAGAATAATTCCTTTACAGGGTGTTTGAAATTTAACATACCCGCCTTATGACTTTCGTTGGGTTTGAACGGTAATGTGGACATTTGGAGCTGTGTAATTCCATATTCCATTGGACGTGTCTTCAAAAAGTTCCTTTCATCTTCACTTATGAAAAAGAAATCAGTAATCAAGGAGATGTCCTGAATTACAGCGTCTGATGTGGATCGTCTAGTAACATTACTTCCTGACGTCGTATACGTGAAACTCACAGTATCATTCGCGTCCTTAAATTTGACATACACTTCGATAAGTTGTTTAGTTATAGCACATACGGGAATCGCCAAACTCGAATGCCTGAAAAAGTAAAATGGAAGATTGAGGTAAAATGTATTATAGGAAGTAGACACATCCAAGTGATTGTTATGTCCACCAAGAAAGTAAAGTGTTTGTTCTAAATCGTCTGTATTGTTATGTAATTGATTATACATGTATATATAATCCCCTGTTATACGTTCGATGGTCTGACCACCTATACGCAGGTCAACATATTCTATTATATTTGACGTCAGTGATGTGTTATATAAATTTGACACCAGGGCGTCCGATGATTCGAGGAGGGGTTTGAGTGTCATCTTCAACATCATGCTCCTGACGAGATCACCAACGTTATTCGGTACTCTAAGATCCGCGTACCCACCAAACTTCTTTTCACCACCGAATGGTATTTCAACAGATTCTGTGGCGAAGCGAGTATGTTTTTTATAGTTCATCACAAAGTATGAAAATTGCGGTTCGCCGGTGAGCCATTGGTCCTGAATACCAGTGGCAGCGAGTCTGACACGCCCCGCCATTCTTAATACATGTGAGTAAAATTTTATGAATTAATTCGTGGCACTATAGTAGATGGATTTGAAACTCCGCAAATTCAAACCGGAGGTGATGGCCGATGACAAGGTTTGTGTCTTCATAGGTAAGCGTAACACGGGAAAATCGACTCTTGTCACTGATATATTATGGCACAAAAAACATCTACCCGCGGGGATAGTACTCTCTGCTACAGAAGAAGGTAACCATTATTATCAACAGTACATTCCAGACCTTTTCATATACGGTGATTACGACAAGGACGCGATTGAACGGGTCATGGACAGGCAACGTAAATTAGTGGGTGCGGGAAAGAAGAATTGCGGTGCATTCCTGCTTCTCGATGATTGTATGTACGACAATAAATTTATGCGAGATACGTGCATTCGGCAATGTTTCATGAATGGTCGGCATTGGAAGATATTTTTCATGCTGACCATGCAATACTGTATGGATTTACCCCCAGCACTTCGCGCCAACGTGGACTACGTGTTTATATTACGAGAAAACATCATACAGAATCGCGAAAAGCTATACAAATCATTCTTTGGTATATTCCCAAATTTTGACATGTTCAATAAGGTCATGGACGCTTGTACCGAGAATTACGAGTGTATAGTTCTTGATAATACATCAAAGAGTAATAGAATTGAAGATTGTGTTTTTTGGTATAAGGCGAAAATGCGAACAAACTTCAGGGTCGGCGCACCAGAATATTGGCAGACGCATAAGAAAATGTTTAACCCCAAAGGTGGTGGTAAGAATCTGAAAGATGCTAAAAAGACAACCACCTTAAAGATTACAAAGCAAAAATAAGTAAATGTCCTCATACAGCGTCGAACCCTGTACATTTATCTATCGTGTATCCTCGCTCGCGAAGATCGTCGATGGCGATACTATTGACGTAAACATAGACCTCGGCTTCGATGTATGTACGAAGCAGCGTGTCCGCCTTCTAGGTATCGACACCCCAGAATCTCGCACTTCTGATAAGGAGGAAAAGGTGTTTGGTCTCATATCGAAGAAGAAGCTCAAGGAATGGTGTCTAAAGGCTGTTGCATCTGAGAAGGACGATATTGAAATCGAACTCAGATGTCCCGAAGCGGATTCTAGGGGTAAGTTTGGTCGCGTGCTCGGAGAGGTTTGGGTTTCGGAAGACGGAGTATGGACGAATGTGAACAAGTGGTTGGTTGATAATCATTACGCGGTGCCATACGGTGCGCAAAATAAATCTCTAGTTGAAGGATTTCATATGGAAAACCGTAAAAAACTCATTGAACGTGGTGAGGTTTAACGCAGTGCCCGACGTTTCACATATACATACAAAACAATAACGATAACGATAAATAAATATGGTAAAGTATCCCTATAATCATCTATGAAATAATCAAATATGAGATTTGGGTTTTTTAATAAGTATGATCTATCTTTTCGAGTGAACGTTTGTGTGATAGATGTATTAATACCATGTCCCTGTGTGGCGTGCCAATACCACGGTGGAATCAATAGACTATCACCCGGTTGAAGTATTACCTTATATACTTTCATTTTGC